TCCTGGCGACGCGGAACTGCGCACCCATGCGGTAAACGAGAAGCACGAGTTTGTCGATGCGCAGGACATCATTCATTTTTTCATTCCTGAACGCGTCGGCCAATCAAGGGGAATGCCAGGCCTAACGGCTGTTGCCACCACGGCGCATTCGCTGGGAAAATACGAAGAGGCTCACTGGACCCGCAAACGCGTTCAGGCTGCTTCACTCGGCTGGATCACAACGCCTGAGGGTGAATTGCCGGGCGATAAAACAGTCAATGGGCAGCGCCTATTTGATACAGAGCCGGGCTCCTACAACGTCCTCGATCCTGGACAGGCCGTCATTCCGCCTGACTTTGGTCCTGATGATGGCCAGTACGATAACGTTGTCCGCAATCTTTTGCGACGCTTCGCCGCAGGTTTTGGCTGCTCCTACGAGATGCTTTCGCGTGATTTCTCGCAGACCAATTACAGCAGCAGCCGGTTATCAATTCTTGAGGATCGTGACCACTGGCGACTGCTGCAGTCGATGCTGATTCAGCAGTTCCATCAGCGAGTGTACGAGGCTTGGTTTGAAGCTGCGGTGTTGAGCGGTGCGCTGCCGGTGCAGACGTTTGGCGACTTCTGGGCCAACCCCGATCGCTACCTTGCTCCACGCTGGCAGGCCCGCACTTGGGCATGGGTTGATCCAGGCAAGGAGCTTGACGCTATCAAAACCGCGCGCGAGTTGCAGCTTGATACCGAAGAAAATCAGATCCAGGATTACTCTGGCGAGCAGTTTGACGAAGTCATGGCGCAGATCAGAAAGGAACAGGATAAGCGAATTGCGCTGGGGTTAAACCTAAACCCTAGCCTTACAGATAGTCAAGGATCCTCTAATGCCAGCCCGACGCGCCCGAGCCAAGGTGGCTGAGCGCCAAACACGCGCCGAGTACGTCGGCCAGCGGTTTGAGCGTGAAGCAATTATTCAGATCACGGACAAGCAAACCCGTGAGAATGGCACCGACTCTTTTACGTTTTCGTTCAGCTCCGAACAACCAGTTGAGCGATGGTTCGGGGCAGAAGTTCTGAGCCACGAAGCAACCGCAGCCGACTTTTCGCGTCTCAACAACGGCGCCGGTCCCTACCTGTGGAACCATAACCGCGAGGTTGTGCTTGGCGTTGTTGACCGCGCCTGGATCGGCGACGACCGCCGTGGCTATTGCGAAGTGACGTGGAGCCCTGCCACAAAGATCCGCAATAGCGAGGAGGCGAAGCGACGACTGGAGATCGAATCTGGCATCGTCCGCAACGTCAGCTTCGCCTATGACATCCAGGATGCCGTTGAGCTTGATGGCAATATCGTCGTCACCAAATGGCAGGCGCTAGAAGTCAGCTCTGTTTCGATTCCTGCAGATCCAAGCGTAGGACTTGGCCGCGCTGATTCCCCTAGCATTGAACCAGAATCCGTCAACAATGCCGGATCGTATCCTGTCGAATCTCAGATGACCACCGAAACTCCCCCCGTGGACCTGGAGGCGGTGCGATCCGAGGCTGCCGCTACTGCTGCCGCCGCCGAGCGTGACCGCATCACCACCATTCGCGCCATGACCGAACGCTTCGGCCTGGTAGACCTTGGCGAAGAACTGATCCGAGGCGGTCGCTCCGTCTCCGAGGCGCAATCTGCCGTGCTTGAGCGCATGCAGGATCGCAAGGCCGAGCCCGTGGCGTCGGCACCCGCAACCGTTGAGGTCGGCCTGAGTGAGCGCGAAACCCGCCGCTACAGCTTCCTCCGCGCCCTGAACGCCCTGGCTAATCCTGGCGACCGCCAAGCACAGGAGGCCGCCGCCTTTGAGCGCGAATGCTCCGAAGCTGCCGCCAAGGCCTATGACCGGCCCGCCAAGGGCTTCATGGTGCCCAACGAAGTGCTTCGCCGCGATCTGGTGGTTGGCACCTCCACGGCCGGCGGCAACCTCGTCGCAAGCGATCTGCTGAACAGCTCGTTCATCGAGATGTTCCGCAACCGGCTGGCGATGGCTCGCGTCAACGCGACCGTGCTGACAGGCCTGCAGGGCAACGTCTCCCTACCTCGCCAAGTCTCCGGCTCGACCGCCTACTGGGTCGGGGAGGGGCAGCCTCCGACCGAATCGCAGCAAGCCTTTGATCAGGTGTCAATGACACCCAAGACGCTCGGCGCCTTCGTGGACTACAGCCGCAAGCTGCTGCTGCAGTCCAGCCTGGATGTCGAGATGATGGTCCGCGACGACCTGACCCGCGTCCTGGCGCTGGAGATGGATCGCGCCGGCTTCTATGGCACAGGCTCCAGCAACCAGCCCCTGGGCCTGAGCCTCACCACTGGCGTCAACAGCCAAACCATTACGAACGCTGGCACCTTTGCTCAGCTGATCGAGATGGAGACGAAGGTCGCCACCGCCAACGCGGACGTTGCTTCGATGTACTACATCGTCAACGCCGCCGCTCGGGGTGCTCTCAAGTCCACCGAGAAGGCAACCGGCACCGCCCAGTTCGTGTACGAGCGGATGAATGGCCAGGACGAGATCAACGGCTATCCGGTGATCGTGTCCAACCAGCTCGCCAGCAACGACTGCTTCTTCGGCGACTTCAGCCAGGCCGTTATCGGCCTCTGGAGCGGCATTGACCTGACGGTTGACCCCTATGCTGGCGCCACCTCCGGCAACGTCCGTGTGATTGCGCTGCAGGATTGCGATTTCGCCGTCAAGCAGCCCGCCGCCTTCACCTTTGGAACCTGATCGTGAAAATCCGAATCACCAGCGGCGTGATTCTCAACGGGGAGCCCTGTGACGAGGGCTCCATCGTTGAAGTCAGCGATAACGTCGCCCGTCAGATCATTGCTTCCAACCGTGCCGTGGCTTACGTCGAGCCCAAGCCGGAACCGGAAGCCCTCAAGGCCACCGCTACCCGAGCATCCAAATGACCATTCTTCGACAGGCGCTGGACAAGCTGGCGCCCGCCATCAACCTTCACGCCACCGCAGCCCGTACCGCTACCGGCAATGGCACCGCCGTTGATCTTGCGGCCTACGACGGCGATCTAGTGGTGATCCTGGATTCCGCCGCCGCCTCCGCAGGTACGAATCCCACACTGGACATCAAGCTGCAGGGCTCCGATACCCAAGGCGGCACCTATGCGGACATCACTGGGGCATCCTTCACTCGCGTTACCGATGCTGCTGCATCGCAACAAACGCTGGTGATCTCCAAATCGGAGAACCCCCGTTGGCTCCGCATCGTCTACACGATCGGCGGCACCAGCAGCCCCTCGTTCACGTTCAGCGTGAACGCCGTTGGTGTCAAGAAGTACGGCTGATGGCATTGCAGCAGATTGACGATGATCTGCTGCTGGCAGACTTTGGCGTTAGTGTAGCAGCTGACGCCATTTCTGGCATTGGAATCCTTGATCAAAATAGCGAGCTGATTCTGCAGGGACAAGTTGTCATGGTGGATTACGCCCTGACATGTAGAACAGAGCAGTTCGGTTCATTGCAGTACGGAAACCTGATTACGGTTGGCGACCTATCATACAAGGTAGTCCACGAACCATTGCGATTCGCGGATGGCGCATTCTGCGTTGTCCCTCTTGAAAGGATTGCCAGCTCGTTCACCGTCTTCTTTGAAGGCATTTTTGTCGAGGGCGTATTTGCATGACGTTGAATCTTGTCCGCCGCTCAACAAAGGGCTCCCCCCTGACAGCCGTTGATCACGACGGCAACCTCGACAAGATCGAGCAGGCGATCGAGGGGATCGAGCTGACGCCAGGCCCAGCCGGGCCGCAAGGACCGCAAGGACCACAAGGCCCCCAGGGCGCGACCGGTGCAACCGGCCCCGCAGGGGCCACTGGTCCGCAGGGCACTGCCGGCCCTGCTGGCGCCGACGCCACCTACAGCGATGCCACGCCCCAGGCGCCCGGCACGCCCTCGGCAGGAACGGCGAACAGCGCCTCGCGCGCTGACCACCGGCACGCGCTGCCCCCTCTAGTCTCCACGTCCTCTGCCGGCCTGCAGCCCGCCCAGGGCTTCGGCACCATCGCTTACGCGGCGGATGTTGAGCTGGACCTGGCCAGCTTGAACGGCCAGATCAACACCATCACGCTGACCGGCCCGCTGGGCCTGACCACCATCAACCGCGCGAACGGCAGGGCCACGGTGCTGCGGCTGATCCCTGGCGCATCGGCCCGGACGCTGACGGTGCCGGTGGGGTGGGTGTTCATCGGTGCAAAGCCGGCGACGATCAGTGCGAACAAGACGGCGATCCTGTCGCTCACGGCGTTCGGCACCGCCAGCGGTGATGTTCACGCCGTCTACGCGGAGCAGAGCTGATGACCGATCTGATCCGCCTCAACCCGTTCCGCTGGCCCTACAGCCTGGCCCAGCTCCGCATCGACGAGCCGACTCGCTCATTCAGCCCGGCGCCCAGTGATCGCGAGTACGCCGAGTTCGACTGCTACCGGAAGCAGCCACAGCCGCAGCCCGAGTACGACCCGGCGACGCATCGCGTGATCGAGGTGCAGCCGGCCCTGGTGGGCGGCCAATGGCTGCAGCAGTGGGAGCTGGTGGAGCTGACGCCCGAGGAAGCCGAGGCCTACTACCAGGCCACCCATCCGCCCCGCTGGATCGAGTTTGGCAGCGTGGTGATGGCCGACGCCAGCATCAACGCCCTGCTTGCCACCGCGCTGCAGACCTCCCCGGCGCTTGCGATGGCGCTGCCGGTGGGACTGGGCCAGGCAGCGCAGGGCGATGCTCGGGTGTTTCTGGCCGCATGGCAGACCGCTCGCGGCGCGGGGCTGGTGGCGCCTGAGCTGGTGACGGCGCTGCAGATGATGGCCACGTCGCACGACCTGCCACCGGAGTTTGTCGCTGGACTGGCAGGACCGCCGCAGCTCTGGGCCTGGCCCGAGGCGCCCAGCCGTGGCGACGACTGGACCGGCCCCGATGGGTCGCGGTGGGCGTGGGATCAGCCCCGCGCCAGTGACGGCACCTACCTGGCAGACGATCCGGCGACGCCGGGGCAGGAGTCGGCGCTGCGGTGGATTCCGGTGGAGGGTGAGTGATGTTTGATCTGTTTGATCAGGCTTTTCTGGCGGCGGCAGTACCTAAGGGTTTTGCTGCTACTGGTGGAACTGTTACAGACATTGTTGATGGCGGGCTTGCTTATCGTGTTCACTCGTTCACGACTGTTGGCACGTCAACGTTTGAGGTAACGCGCGGAGGTGATGTTGAATATCTGGTTGTTGCTGGTGGTGGGGGTGGTGCTACTGCAGGAGGTAACTCAAGCGGCGCGGGCGGCGGCGGCGCAGGTGGATTTAGAGTTGGAACACTTAGCGTCGCACCTGGTAGTTTCTCCGTAACCGTAGGCAGTGGAGGCGCTGCAGCCGCATCTGGAAGTGGAATAAGGGGCACGAGCGGAAGTAATTCCGTTTTTTCAACTATCACGTCAACTGGTGGTGGCGGCGGTGGAGATGAAGGAAACTCTAATGGCTTGAGTGGTGGATCGGGAGGCGGCGGCTCAACGCTTAATCCTGTTACGGGAATCGGCGGTTCTGGGAATACCCCAGCAACGTCACCATCCCAAGGAAACAACGGTGGCAACGGAAGTGCAAGCGCTCCCAATTATGGAGGCGGCGGTGGCGGCGGCGCAGGAGGCGCTGGCACAACGGGGACAGCTACAGCCGGAGGTAATGGTGGAGCCGGGAGTTCTTCCTCCATTACCGGGGTTTCAGTCACCTATTCCGGCGGGGGCGGCGGGGGCGTCTACCTTGGCGGCACACCAGGAACCGGCGGCGCCGGGGGTGGTGGAAACGCCGGGACATCAACCACTCCGGCTACAAACGGCGCTGCCAATACCGGCGGCGGCGGCGGCGGCGGCAGTACCTTTTCGGGCGTTTCGGGATCCGGCGGCGCCGGCGGCTCCGGCATTGTGATCATCCGCTACCGGATCTGATGCCTGTAGTGTCCCCGACTAGTCCCCGATGACCCACCCCCGATCTCTCATTCGGACCGCGTTCGTCACTCGGCTCCTCAACGGCACCCCCGCCGGCGAGCGGGTCCATGCCGGCCGTCTGATGCCGATCGGTGATCAGGAGGAAGATCCCACCCTGCCGGCGATCGTCGTGCACACCCGCGACCGCGAGGAGCTGCTGACGCGCAGCCCCTCCGGCTGGAACGGCTTCGAGGAACGCCTCTGCATCGTCTCGGTGGTCTGCGTCGCGCAGGCCTTCGACGACATCGACACGCTGCTCGACGACATGGCACAGGCTGTCGAGGAGCGTCTCCAGGCCTGGACCATCCCAGGCTTCGAGTCCTCCGACGCCCACCTGATCGACACCCGCTCCGATGACCCGGAGTTCAATGGCAGCCTCACCACTGGCGCCACCGTCCTGCGCTACGGCGTGAAGTACCGGACACCCTTCCGCGACGTGCCCGATCCCTACACACAGGACGATCCCGACAGCATCTATCAGTCCGGGGCCTACCCTGGCGGTCGAGTCACACCATCCGGCAACACTGGCACGGCCTGCCCGATCGGTAACGCCAACCTGTTCAGCAACGAGGAGCCGATCACCTGATGACCACCGCACGCAAGCGCACCCCGAAGTCACCCACCGCCGCGGCTATTGCGGCTGAGCTGTTGACCAATCAAGGCAACAGCTATGCCGATCTGTTTCACATCGGCCGCGTGACAAGTGCTGCGTTCGTGCTGCGCTTCAGCCCCGAGGAATACGCCGCCATCACGGCTGCTGCATCAAGCCATCCCGAGATCGCGGGTTACATCACGCAACTATGTCAGCAGCCTTATGTCCAGCTGACGGATCCACGCCTTCAGCCTGCATTGCAGGCAATGGCAGGTGCTGGCCTCATCGACACCAGCCGGGTTGACGCCATCCTGTTTTACGAGCGGCCTGAACCGGCGGGGGAGTGACGGCGGGTTCTGGCCAACTGGTCAGAGCCCGCGACGAGCAGGGCAGGTTCATTGGCGACGATCAGACCACTCCAGAAAATGAGGCATGGATTGAGGTGCGACCATGATCAATCTGCTCATCATCTTCCTGACACTTGGCATCACCGAAGCTGTCATCAAGCCGCTGGCCAAACGCTTCGTGCAGCGCAAGATCCTGCGGACCGCCCCGGTGATCCTCCGCGTCATTGACAGCAGGCTCCCCGAGCTGTTGACCCTACCCACAGGCGAGGCACTTGAGTCCCGCGTCCGCACGATCGCCGAGGAGGTGACCGGCGAAAGCTGGGCCACCGACGACCTGGGGCCGCTGTTCACGCTGTTCGATCTGAGGCGTGCCGTTCAGCGCTGAATGCCCCCGCCCCGTCTGCCGCGGCGTCGGCACCGTGCTGGAGACGCGCCGCTGCAGCAATGGCGCCAAGCGTCGCCGGCTGGAGTGCCGCGACTGCGGCCATCGCTGGACCGCCCACCAGGAGCAGCCGCCGGGGCATCGTGGTGGGCTCCAGCGGGGGCAGCGGCTGCCGTTCACCCGACTCACAGAAGCCGAGGTGCGCACCATCCTCCAGGCCAGCGGCAGCGCCAAGAGCATCGCCGCGCAGGTGGGCCGCAGCCATCCGACG